CAGCAAAAATTAACACTAGAGTTTTATGAAAAGCGAATAGCTGCTATAGAAACACGTATTGAGAAAATGACAAATGGTCACTGAAACAATAACATTAATATTATATCTTTCAGGGCATATTGCGGAGCACACACCATTTGAACAAATATCTAAATGTTTAAAAGCTAAGCGCACCATAGAAAGAAATTTATACAAAGATACGGGGACTGTACGGTACTCGTGTGAAAACAAAACAGTAGAAATAGACAAAGGGCCAGACGGTAAAACTTATATCGTAAAGATTGTGGAGTAGCAAATGTTAGCAGAAATAGCGGCAGCGAATGCGGCATTTGCGGTAATCAGAACAGCTGTTAGAAACGGCAAAGAAATAGCTGATGTTGCTTCTTCTGTAGGTAAATATGTAAATGCTACAGAGGACTTACGTAGAAAAGGTGAAAAAAAGAAACGTGCAGGAGGTGCTGACTTAACAGAGTTCATGCAACTTGAAAAGCTCAGACAACAAGAAGAAGAGCTAAAACAAATCATGATATATGCTGGTAGGCCCGGATTATGGCACGATTGGCAGAAGTTTCAAGCACAGGCACGTAAAGATAGGCTAGCCGCTGCAGAAGCACAAAGAAGAAAAATACAGCGGTGGATTGAGATAGGAACAATAGCTATACTTTGTATAGCAGGATTATTTGGGGTTGCGGCGTTAGTCGTTTGGGCATTGTATTTGAAAGGTTTATGATGGCGTACAAAGGAGGATTACGTAAATGGTTCAAGGAAGATTGGCGGGATGTTTCAACAGGAAAACCCTGTGGGCGTAAATCATCAACTAAATCTAAGAGAAAGTATCCAGCGTGCCGCCCGAAGGCGGTCGCAGATAAAATGTCAAAAGGACAAAAAGCTGCAGCCACCCGTAAAAAAAGAAAAGCGGGAAATCCAGGTGGAAAACCTACCTCAATCAAATGGTCAGTTTCACCCACTGGACGTAAACGAAAGACCAAACGGAAAAGCACAAAAACATGACCAATAAGCGTAACTACAGAAAAGAGTATGATAATTACCAAGGCAAACCAAAACAAAAGAAGCGTAGAGCTTCTAGGAATGCTGCTCGTGCTAGTATGGCTAAAAAAGGGTTGGTAAAAAAGGGTGATGGCAAGGATGTGCATCACACAACGGGAAATCCTATGAATAACAAGAAGTTATCCGTTAAGCCCCGTAGTAAGAATCGTTCTTTTGCAAGAACAAAAACAGGAAGAAAGAAGAATCCTCGTGCCTAACAGAGAACTCACTGACTTACAGCATAAGTTTCTTGCCGCCTTATTTGGAGAAGCAAAAGGCAACCATGCAAAAGCTATGAGATTAGCTGGTTATTCTGAGTCATCAAATCCTCATGCCATAGTTAAATCCCTGCGTTCCGAGATTATGGAGCTTGCAGAACTTGAATTAGCGGCTAATGCACCGAAAGCAGTTATGTCTATGGTTGGTGTTATGGATGACCCAACTGCCATAGGTAACAGAGAAAAACTAGCTGCATCCCAACAAGTCCTTGACAGAATTGGCATTTCTAAGGTAGAAAAGTTAAATGTATCATCGGAAAAGCCGATGGGTGTATTTATCTTGCCAGCGAAAAAAGATGACGACAGTATCAACGAGATTGAATCCAACGAATAGGTATGCCACAGCGAATGGCCCAAGAGTGCCGTGGGGATACAAGCGTAATGATACTGAACCCCATAAGCTGGAACCTATTGATGAACAACTTGAAGCTCTTGAGCTAGGCATTGAATATTTAAAGATGTCATCCTATCCAGAAGTAGCTCGCTGGCTTACAGACTATACAGGGAGACGTATAACTCCTATGGGTCTGTGGAAACGTCTAAAAAGAGACGAAGACGACAGACGGAAGTATGGTAAACAAAAACGCAGTGCTGCCGAGGCCTCGGGCGAAACCTACGCCCAAGCCCAAGACTAAAGAACAGCGTGCACAAGATAAGTTACGTAAAGAAAAACGTTCTGCTCGTATACAATTAAATAGAGCTCAAAAGAAACTTGCTAACTTAGACAAAAAAGACCAACAAGAAGATGAGGTTTCATTTGTCGGTAGCAGTGCTTTTGAAAACCAAGAAGAAGTAAAAGAAGAAGTACTTTTTCAACCCAACGAAGGCCCACAAACGGATTTCTTGGCTTCGTCTGAACGAGAAGTTTTGTATGGTGGGGCTGCTGGTGGCGGCAAATCTTATGCTTTGATTATAGACCCGCTACGATATTGTAATAATCAAAACTTCAATGCTCTTATATTACGTCGTACCAACGACGAGCTTAGAGAACTGATACATAAAAGCCAAGAAATGTATCCAAAGGCATATCCGGGTGCCAAATGGATGGAAAAAAAGAGTCAGTGGACTTTTCCGTCAGGTGCTAGAATCTGGATGACATATTTAGAACAAGATAAAGATGTTCTACGTTATCAAGGTCAGGCATTTACTTACATAGGTATAGACGAATTAACACAATATAGTACGCCATATGCTTGGGATTATTTACGCTCGCGTCTTAGAACAGCAGACCCATCGCTTCCCGTCTTCATGCGGGCAACGACAAACCCCGGCGGGCCAGGTCATGTCTGGGTTAAGAAGATGTTCATTGACCCTGCTGTGCACAATACACCATTTTGGGCAACGGATATATCAACTGGCGAAACGCTTAAATACCCAGAGCGACATAGCAAAGCAGGACAGCCTCTTTTCAGACGTAGGTTTATTCCTGCTAAACTCATGGATAATCCGTACCTTTATGAGCAGGGCGACTATGAAGCAATGCTGTTATCTTTGCCAGAAGTACAAAGAAAACAGTTGCTTGAGGGTTCTTGGGATATAGCTGAAGGTGCTGCTTTTGGAGAATTCGATAGGAGATATCATGTTGTTGAACCTTACCAAATTCCTAATTCGTGGCGAAAATTTAGGGCTTGCGATTATGGTTACTCCTCTGCTACCGGCGTTCTTTGGTTCGCTGTAGACCCTGCAGACGAAACTCTGATTGTTTACAGGGAGTTATATGTAAGCAAGGTGCCAGCTAAAGAACTGGCTCATATGGTTATGCAGCTAGAGGAAGAAGAGTCTATACACTATGGTGTGCTTGACTCATCATTATGGCACAAACGTGGGGACACAGGGCCAAGCCTAGCTGAACAAATGATTGTCGAAGGATGCCGTTGGCGTCCCTCTGACAGAAGTCGAGGTAGCCGAGTTGCTGGTAAGAACGAACTGCACCGTAGGCTACAGATAGATGAGGATACAGACCGCGCTGGTATTGAGTTCTTTAGTAACTGCACTAACTTGATTGCCCAGCTTCCAACACTTCCTTTAGATAAGACAAATCCAGAGGATGTAAACACAAAGGTTGAAGACCACCTTTATGATGCCTTAAGATACGGCATTATGTCCCGTCCGCAGTCACGGTCTATATTTGACTACCCTAGTCAGATGAATATACAAAAGTGGCGCCCAGCGGACTCTAGCTTTGGATACTAAATATGGCTGAAGAAGAAATTACCGAAGAAATGATGTTCGTTCCTAAATCGGGTTCAGAGCTTTTAGCAGAATATGTACGAGAAAAATTTACATCTGTTGAAAGCAGCAGACAAGATGAGGAAGAAAGATGGCTAGATTCATACCGTCAATACAGAGGATTGTACGGCCCTGAAACTCAGTTTACTTCATCAGAAAAATCTCAAGTATTTATTAAGATTACAAAAACAAAGGTGCTGGCAGCATACGGACAAATAATTGATGTTTTGTTTGCAGGACAACGCTTTCCGATTGGTGTAGATTCTACACGTATTCCAGAAGGTGTTGAAGAAGCTGTACACTTTGACCCTAAAGACCCTGATAATGCTATTGAAGAACTTAGTAAAACATATGGTTTTGAAGGTGATGGGCGTGAGTTACCCCCCGGTGCTACGAAGGGTAGCTTAGAAGAATTAAACTTAGGCCCACTTGAGGAGTCGCTTAGCGAAGTATCAGAAGACTTAAAAAGTGGGTATGGTTTAACCCCATCTTCCCAAACATATAATCCTGCAGATGAAGCAGCGAAGCGTATGGAAAAAAAGATTCTTGACCAGCTAGAAGAATCAAGCGCTTCTAAGCATTTGCGTAACACTGCTTTTGAAATGGCATTGTTTGGCACTGGTATACTTAAAGGGCCATTTGCTTTTGATAAGGAGTACCCAAACTGGGACGAAGAGGGCACTTATGACCCTGTAATTAAAACTGTTCCTAAAGTTGAAAACGTTTCAATATGGAATTTCTACCCAGACTCTGATGCTAAAAATATGGATGAATGCGAATTTGTCATACAGCGTCATCGTTTGAGTCATTCTGATATGCGTGCGTTACGTCGTCGTCCTCTGTTTGATGAAGACGCAATCAACGATTCAATTGAAATGGGCACTGACTATGTCCGTAAATGGTGGGAGTCAGACTTAGAAGATTACCGTAATAGCTATGATGTTGACCGATTTGAAGTTTTAGAATTTTGGGGTAACATTGACCGCACTATGGCTGAAGGAGCTGGGTTAGAAATTCCTAATGAATTTAAGGATGTAGATACGTTACAGATTAACTGTTGGATTTGTCATAACAATATTCTTAGAATTGTTGTAAATCCTTTTACACCGAAGCGTATTCCTTACTTTGCTTCACCTTATGAACTTAACCCATATAGTTTCTTCGGTGTAGGTCTGGCTGAAAATATGACTGATACGCAACAGCTCATGAATGGTTTCATGCGTATGGCTGTTGATAACGCGGTGTTGTCAGGTAACCTAATATTTGAAATTGATGAAACTAATTTAGTGCCGGGGCAAGACCTTGAGTTATATCCGGGTAAAGTATTTAGACGTCAAGGCGGGGCGCCGGGACAAGCGTTATTTGGAACCAAGTATCCAAATGTCAGTGCCGAAAATATGATGATGTTTGATAAGGCACGGGTGCTTGCCGATGATGCCACAGGCATACCGTCGTTTTCCCATGGACAGACAGGAATACAAGGCACCGGTAGAACTGCGGCAGGTATCTCTATGTTAATGGGGGCATCACAAATCAGCATCAAGGGTGTTGTAAAAAACATTGATGATTACTTACTACAGCCACTGGGAGAAGCCTTCTATGCCTTCAATATGCAATTTGACTTTGACCCTGACATAAAAGGTGATTTAGATGTTAAGGCTCGTGGTACAGAAAGCCTAATGAAGAACGAAGTACGTTCACAACGTTTGCTACAGTTACTTAATGTGGCGTCTAATCCAAACCTTGCATCCTTTGTTAAGTTTCCTGTTGTGCTACGAGAGTTGGCACAAGCTATGGATTTAGATGCTGAAAAACTTATTAATGATGAGCGCGAAGCTTTCCGTCAAGCTGAAATTATTAAAGCTGCAGGTGGAGGTCAGCAACCTCCTCAACAAGCTGAAGGTATGAGTCCGATGGATATGTCCGGTGGAGGAGGCGGTAACATCGGTGTAGGTGGGGCGGCATTGCCCGGAGAACAAGGGTTTAGCGCACCTGGACAACAACCACAAGAACCATCTCAAGATGCTCAAGCACAATTATCTGCTATCCTAGGAGGTTTATCTCAGTGACACCAGAAATAGCTAAAAAGCTACTACCGCTTGTAAATACAAAACGTAATGTAGATTTGCTAGAGTTATATGTAGAAGCTCGTATTTCAGAATCACATAAGCTTATGGAACAGTCAGATGACCTAAGAGTTATCCAGATGGCACAAGGGGCTATTAAAGAATTGCGTAGATTTAAAACTTTGCGCGACGAAGTCACTAAGAAAGCTGAAAATGGTTGACCTTTTAAATAAACAAGACCCTGGGTTTTCAGGTTTCCGTGACAAGGGCATTGAGATGGTGCCTTTTCTTAAACGTATGCTTGACCCAACTTCGGATACCATAGAAGTTGACGGCAAACCTGCTACGGCACGCACTATAACTGTAGATAATGCGGTTATTCCAACAATCGTAGAACGGACGGATGAGAAGGGAAACAAAAGATTAATTAATCTTGAGGATGTAGCTCGTGCTACTAATCGTTCTCTTGAAGATGTAGCTCTTGAAGAAGCATATGTAACTGGTAATTTTATACCAACGCTAAGCCCAGACCGTGCTGAACGTTTGTCTAAAGTACTTAGCAGAGAAGCAGGTCTTAGAAGAGAACGATACTCTTTAATGCAACAAAGTAAAGGTCTAGGTGACGTAGAAATGCGTGCTGACCTAGAGCCTTACATACAGGATGATGCTTTAGCTCGTTTAGGATATGAGTTAGCTAGACGAGGGGAAGTAGATTTAGCATCTTATGCATCGCCCGACCCAAATACATATTATGGATATGGTGGGGGGCAAGTGCTTGGTACTTATTTTTATGAGGGATTGCCCCCAGATAATCCTCGCGCCGAACTTATAGGTGAAATTTCTCCTGTAACGCGCAGTTTAATGGCAACATCTGATAAACCAGCAGCCATTTATGAAAATGCTCCCCTTAAATTAAGCGACGAATTTGTATCTAAATCACGATTACACCCTGCAGAAGCTGAAAAAGACACGGTATATGAACGAAGACAAGCAGGACAGGAAAAAGACACCGCTGTACATGAGTTACGTCATGCAGCTATTGATTGGTTGTTAAAAAATACCGATTTAAAAAACAACGAATTATTCAATAAGACTAATTTTCCTACAGTGCGTACAGAAGAATACCTTATGGATGTATTGTCCATGGAAGCAGGCGAAAAGGGCAAAGAGGCAAAACTTCCAGAATTCACTGGAACACGGTTTACAAAAAAGATAGACCCAGAACAAACACAAAGAAGAGCAGGAACAGATACAGAGACTCGCGGCAGACCTGATGCCTCTATTTTTCCCGAGCAAAGACAATTACTTAATACTTATGCAAATGATGCATTGAAAGATTTTAATGTACCTGATTATACAGAAAGACAAGAATCTATACAAGAAGAAGAGCCTGAAAAGTTAAATTTTTTCCAAAGAATATTTGGAAAAAAAGAAGGAGGATTAATGATGGCGCAAGAAGGACAGGCATTACTGCCTATGACACAGGCTACATCCGCACCACAAGGCGGTGGGCCCAAGGCGGCTAATCCAGCGGCACGACAAGCTTTAGCCCAAGCTCCTAAAAAAGCACCACGTCCCGGTTCAACAGACCCTCGTGACGCAGCTGTACAAACTTTAGCGCAAGATATGCAGAAAAAACAACTTGCATCTGCGCCTCCACAACCCTTAGCTAATGCCCAAACTCAGATGGGGGGAATGGCAGCACCTACTAATCAGGCTGTTCCCATGATGGCAAAAGGCGGTACTAAAAAAGATGCGCCTGAAGGTCTTGCTGTTATGATTGGCCTTGGAGCGCCTCCCTCCGCCGATTTCGAACGAGCCGCAGAAGGTAATCCTCCGCCTGGTGCAACAAAGTCCGAAGTTGCAGATGACCAACTTGTTTTGTTAAGCGAAGGAGAGCTAGTAGTCCCCGCTAATGTTGTGCGGTATCATGGCTTAGGCACATACGAAGGTATGCGTAGAGAAGCTTTAATGGGATTACAGGGTATGGAAGAAAGCGGACAAATCGAATATGTAAGTGGCGGAGCTAAAAAAGCAGACCCTATTGATGATAATGGGGGATTGATAAAAGCACAAACAGGTACAACAGTACTAGGTGCGCCTACGACTACCAACTTAGATAGAACAATTGCACCAAATACTCAAGCATTTACTGTTCCTGAAGCTGCCTCTGCTAGATTTATTCAAAATCC